CAATCTCAGGAACAAGTGTGCCTACGATGTCGCCTACATCAGCGAGCTTGTCATACGGCAAGTGCTGTACGAGCGCCATGTTGCGGTCATTCGCAAGCTTACGCATGTACAGCGCAGACCGAAGCTGGTTCGCCTGCTGTGCAGCCTGTTCGTACGCTTGATGACGTTGGTCGTCTTCCTGCGCAGCAACATAGTGCGTCAGCCACGCCATCGGATCGCTGTTCCGAGCAGTCGACAGCGCAGTGACATCTGCCGACGGCTGGAATGCTCGATAGTTCTCGATCTGCGGGAAGTAGGAGCTAACTGTATCCGCCATTCTCGTGTTCCTTACAGATCATTCGACGGGAAGAAGTTCACAGTCGAAACGTTTCCGCCGTATCCGTCACTGAACATGTCAGTCGTCTGGTCACCAGTCGATCTCTTCGGGAAGATCGCACTGTAGATGCCCGCGCCTGCGATGCCGAGCTTGTCTGCGAGTGCCGAATTCGCCGATCCCTGCGCACCGACGCCCTTCTGTGCAAGAGACGACGCAACAGCCGAGCCATACGGGTTCGCCTGTTGTCCATTCGCACGTGCATACGCAAGTCCGGAGCCATCAAGCTGCGTTGGAGCAAACGGAACGTTGTTTACGTTCGTAGCTCTGCCTGCAAGTGCTCCATATACATTTCCCAGTCGAGCAGTTCTTGCTCCCTCAAGTCCTTCGTACGCCTGATTGCCTTCCACAAGCGCATCCGTTCCCGCTTTAGCGAAGTCCTGCGCCTTGCGTTGGCCAACCTTCGCGATAATATTCGCGCTACTCGACGGTCCACCACCTGCCCGCAGATTTTGGCGCAGAGCATTTTTCACTACTCCATCATATGCGTCATTGATGTCGGCACGCTTGGAGGAGCGTAGTGCAGAGACGAACTGTTCAGGAGAGCCGTACGGAGAACCAGCACCAAGTTGTGCTAGATACTGATCCGCTACTTGTCCTTCTTGTCTACGACGCAATGCCGCAGACAGTCCCTCTGTCCGTGCCCTCTGCGCGTCATCAAGCTGGTTACGCTGTTCAATAGCGCCGCCAGTGATAACAGGCTGGATCAATGGACCAGGAACCGTACGCCAGCCTTCGCCAGGGACGTACGTAGTCTTCGTACCGTATGAGTCGGTTACCGGATCGGTGTCTGCGGCGAACTGTCTGTTAAACGCGTCACGTTGAAACGCCAGTTCCTCGGCAGACATGCCAGCTTGCTTGTCCGCAGACTTCTTGTTGATTAGAGAACTGCCGATGGCACCGGCTGCACCGATAGCTGCTGCGACCCACGGCATTAGTGTACTCCTAGAACGCGTTTAAAGAACTCGATGTACTGTTCCTCTGGATACAGTGCCATCGGTCGGTCGTCTTCTACGTACTTCTGCCACGCAGCGTAGCGCGTACGCGCTGACGACCACGGATACCAAAGACCATGCGGTTCAACTACGCCCTCGGACACGAAACAAGAGATAATCCCTTGGGGCTTACCGTCTTTGAGCACTGTCTTGTTCTCATTGTATAGATCAAGGCAGTACTTCAACGTGCCCAGGAATGTAAACCCCGGTAGTGTGGGAATTGCGACTTTAGCTTGTATTGCGTAAGCTGCGTCACTGTCCCTCCAAGGACGTAGTTGTACTCTAGAAGACACCTTCTGTTCCTAGTCCACGCTGCGTGTCACGGCGACGAGCATTCTGGTCGAGTGCCTGGAACAATGCACGCGTATTGTTCTGAGCACCTTGCGCCTGACCGCCACGCGTGATCAGTGAAGAAGCATCGAACAGTTGCGGTGTCTGCGAACGAATGTCTCCTTCGAGAGTGTTGTTGAAACCACTCTCCGCAGTGTTCGCCCTGTTCTGGAAGTCTCCGAGATTGAAGTTCTGTCCGAGAGTGTACGAACCAGCACGAGTGTTCGCTTCGTTGCCGATCTGGTCGAGCGTATTACGGTAGTTGTTCAGAACATCTCCGCCGATGCCTTGCAGTTTCGCAAAGCCAGCAGACTTCTGGTTGTTCAGTTCATTCATACCGGAGTTATATCCGATATCGTTCAGGTTCCCACGAGCCCGCTGGTTATCGAGAAGACCCTTCGTCTGACCGAACTGCTCGTTCAGGATTTGATCGATGACGTTATCATCGAACGTATCAGGCAGAGCATTCTTCGAGAAGTCAGGCGCAAATGCTTTACCGGCCTGCTGAGTGTAATCAGCACGACGACGAGCCTGCTCTTGATCTAGAACACTATTACCGAAGTCCGGCCCGAACGGAGCACGGAAGTCAGTTGAGAACTGAGGCTGCGCACCGAGGATTTTGTCAATCTCAGTGTTGAACAGACCATCGAAGTCTGCCGGATTGAGATTACGAGCCGTCGCAGCCTGATCAGCCTGAGCCAATGCGCCCTGGTGAGCAAGACCAGAGATCGTATCATACGACACAGGCGTGCCGATCTGCGTATCGTTGCCTTGTCCATTACCGCGGAAGTAATAGTTGTTATTATCACCACGATAATAGCGGCCACCAAGCACACTGTCGGCCAACATCAGGTCAACAGGCGTCAGATTACCGATACTACCCGGTGCTCCAAACGTCGGAGGCGGAGGAGGAGCGGCAGGAGCAACAACAGCAGCAGTAGCAGGATTGGTATTAGGTGCGTGGCCTACATTGCCAGTCGCATCGCCACCTTGTCCACCAGATGCACCCTGCGCACCATTCGCAGTAGCAGCCGCAGATGGGCCACCCATTCCGGTAGCACCAGCGCCTTCTGCACCACTCGTGTTACCATCCGCAGCAGCCGCCGCAGCACCGGAGCTATCAGCACCGCTTGCTGTACCATCGGCAGAGCTTTCTGATGCAGTACCATCGGCAGCAGAACCAGTAGCACCGCCACTGTCGCCATCGCCACCAGCATCTCCGCCGCCATCGCAAGTGATGCCGTACTGTACGTTGCAAAGCCAGAGTTCGTTATTCAGTACACTCATGTCTGCCTCTCGAAGAAACCGATCTTCTGGACTTTGCCAGTACCGAAAGTGCGTGTCCACTTGCCGCCTGGATGTCCGGCGAACACAGTGTCTCTGATGTCTTTCATCAACTCTCGTACATTACCGTACGGAGCAATCATGTCGATGAACCACAGTTCGTCTCCAGAATGCCAGTCGTCAATAGAGAGATGACGAGTGCGTTTCTGAAAACCATCAGCGATTTCTGGAGACAAGAAAGCCCACGAAATCCAAGCGCGTCTGTCTTTTGTAAAGTAGTGTTGTTTTAGCATAAGGGGAGGGAACACGTAACGAATGAAACCATCGGCACTCCATTTACGGTGTACCGGTGACTGCATCATCAGTTCGTGTATCGTTTGAATGTCGCCCATTCGTGTGACCAATGTACGTTGATCATAAACACCCGAAGAGTCTTTCTTTTTTTTGTTACCCCCCATCCCCGGCGGGGAGATAATACCTTCGATTATACCCTTCGGGTGCCCATGTCAAGCACTAAATCCAGTATGTAGTGCTTTTACTGCTGCTGGTTCGGATGATCCGGCGAGCCAGGGTCTTTCCGGATAAACATAGCGATACCAGCGAGGATACCGACGACTGCGGTCGACGTATCCTGTCCCTGAACGAGCGCATTCACTGACGCAGCGATGGCACCGAGTCCACCAAGTGAAGAAGGCTCGTTAAGACGCGAAAGAAACCACTTCATTCTCCCCTCCATCAAAACGCGATATCATTGTAGAACACATGTGCTCCACAAGTCGTTGCGGGCGTATGTCCCTTAGCCCAATAAGGGTAAACACCGAGCGTGTGATAGTGAGTACTACCAAACGTCGGGTCGAGGATGCCTGCGGACGTCAGGACTTCCTCCGCTGCACGGACGCACTCGGCATAACCGGGTTCGTCGCCAGTAGCATAGAGCAACTTCGTTAAGTTAACGTCATCATCGTCTGATCGAATGGTCTGCAAGCCGTTCCAGCATGAGAACTGTTTGGCCTGTAAACACATCTGCGCGATTGGCTTGCCCTTCTTGATGGCTCTGTTGACGATAACATGCGCTATCATCTTCTTGCCGAGAAAAGACTCGCCTCTCGCTTCTCCGAACAGTGTCAGCGTGAGGACCATTTGATCAAGTGTCGAGTGTTTCACGTTTCTTCTTTCTCCAACGGAGGAAGTCACGTACTGTCATGCAGACACGTAACCATACGAGGGCTGCACCACCGATTGCGGTGATAATGTGTAGTGCAGTAGTCAAGTCAATATCCATAAATGGATATGCAATAGCTCCCAGGCCAAGTGTTACGTCTGTAGTAATGCGGAGAGAACGATCATCGATGTTCATTTTACAACTCCGCATCCACGTCGATAGCTGCATTAGTATTCGCAGCGAATATCAGCGTTCCTTGACCAGCAGTCATGCCACTAGCAACGCCGAACGACAAGGTAACTGAGTTGCTCCCTTTGTTGTGTACCTTTGAGGAAAAGCTTGTAACAGCAATGGACGAACCGGAACTGGAGAAGACATCGAAATCTCCAACAGCAGAAACAGAAACAGTTCCAGTGGCTCTCATCTGAGGACCGTTAATCGGAACCACTACATCACCGGCTGTCGTTGAATACGCCATTCCTGCACCAAATCGTAGTGCAGAGATGTCTGTCTTCAATCGTCTAAAGTAACGAGAACAAGCTGTAAACTCTACGTCGTACGGTTTCATTTCGAATGCCGTACAGATGGGACCTTCTTCTAGCTGAACATCTCCCAAGAGATAGTTCTTGTTAGACGTACCAGAAGGAGCAGATACATAGACCTTAACTTCAATACCATTCCGGCAGTCACCGAAGTCGATGTCCTCAACTTTGAACAGCGTCGAGGCACCACTCTCCGTCGTTCCCAAAAGACCAGATGCGATATTCGTTACAGTAGTAAAGTCGTCAGCAGAACTCGCTTTGTTGATCTCGTAGTTGACGTTCTGAGCACTTCCTGTATCTTGGAAGACACGGAACTGCAACGATCCACGCTTGTTCGAGTCAAAATGCGTCGAAAGTCGTACAGCATTGACACTTTCAATACGCTGCCGCCAGAAGACGTTGTTATCTACAGACGTGCTGATCGTCGTACCGAAACAATATCCTCCAGCCATCGACGTACTAGCTGCATTATACGATGCACCACCGGTAATTGCCGCACCAGCAGCTAGTGCCCAACGATCAGTCTGAAAGTTGTACGAAGCAGAAGAGAACGTTCCAGAAGCACCTCGCTGTGCAATCCTTCCGTTCGGGTTGTTAATGATATTCTTGAAGCCAGCAAACGGACCAGCAAGCTTGTACTCATCTGCGGCAGTAGCAATAACAGACTTACCAAAGTCTGCGTCGGCAGGATCGATGTCAGCTATGCTCTGCACACCATCATCGTACGCCAACACGTCTGTACCAATCTCGACACCGAGGTTCGTACGAGTGGCAGACGCAGCCGTTGCATCAGCAAAGGTGATCTCTCCACCAGTGCTGACGTTAAACAGAGCAGAGACAAACTCAGTCGCAGTGAGGACGCCAGTGTCGTCAAGCGTAACGCCAGTGGCCAGTTCATACTGACCAAGATCATTCACTCGAAGAACACTGTCTTCGTTCGCAGGAACAAGCGTAGGCAATGCTGCGATGACATCACCGTCGATTAGTACGTTCCACTTACCAGCTTGCTGATCATTACTGAACGTCGATCCAGACGTATGAGACGTCGTAGCAATTGCCAACTTGCGACTGGAGACCACGAAGTCACCGACAGCGTAGTCCTCTCCAGTCTCCCAGTCTCCGCGGAACTGCACAGAGAACGTGAAGACTGTCCAGAATGTCGGATTGGCAATGCGATCGTCTTCGAACAACGTAGGAGTAGCAGCAGACGTATGCGGCGTGTTACACGTGTAGATAGTCCCAGTGTCCGCATCGACGACACGATCACCGGCTACATACGCTGTGCTGTTCTGCCACACACCTTTCATGTTATTGACGAGAACGAACCTCGCCAGTACGGCATCCATGATCTGCATGTTCTGGTTGACATAGTCATTCCAGACACGCAGGTTGAACGGCGGCAGCCAGAACTTGTAGTTCGTAGTCTGCGGAACAGCGGTCATGCTGCTACTCCCAACGTACGTTGATTAGACGTCGATCTCGCTGCCGACGACCTGGAAGTTCATCGACGAGAATGCAGCAGTGCCAATCTCGTACGAGATAGTGTCACCAGCACTCAGGTAGAATTCCTTCGGCCCAGGAGCGACGACTTTGCCATCAGCAGAGCCATCGATAGTCGAAGCAGCACCGGCTTGATGCATGAGAGACGTAGACGAGTACGAGATGTTCCCGCTGGTCAATGCGCCAGTGAGGAAGATGTCGATACCGTTGACCGTCACTTTCAGTGTAGACGACGAGCCAGCCGCACCACGATACATGCACTTGACTTTAGCCGCCTTACCTGACGGACAAGTGTACACGGTCGTAACACCGACAGTCGCTACGGACTTCTCGTCGAGAACGCCAATTCTGTCAGACATTGTTACCTCTTAGGTCGAGACTGTGCCGAAAGCGATCTGCCAAGGAAGACGCGTCGTACGCTGTAGCTCCTCGATCTCCGACTTCGTAGCGGAGAAGTTCGCACGCAGCTTCGACTTGTCGACTTTGACGTTATCAGCAGGAACTGTTGCGTCGACTGCACTAGACATATTACCTCCTTGTACTCCCATGGTTGTACATCAGTGACAGCGACACGAACTTGATCGCATCCATCGCCTCGCCTTCGACACGTAGCTTGGCGATGTTGAACTTCGCAGGCCACGCGTAGAGTCGTTCATCGGACGAAATGCGGCCACCACCGAAGTACTGTCCGTAGAAGTCGCCACCGTAGCCGAGCACTGAGCCACCAGCGAACTCCATCTCTAGTGCAGGGTTTAACTGCGGCTCGTCAGTGTCAAAACCAGTTAGATCAGTGAAGATCGTACCGTCTGTAAACTCTTCGCCCTGGTAGCTGTTGTCCTCGTAGATATTGTCTACGAACATCTGCAAGGTGAAACGAGCATTACCCACGGTATCGAGAGCAATGTACCTCGCATGTTTTGAATTTCGTCTTTTATCGAAGTCCGCCCACGGCAGTTCCCACACGAAAGCGATGGGGACGCCACTATCAGCGGTATCGGCAACAGGAGAGAAGCCCGTTCCGTCTTCAAAAACAGTTCCATCGCTGAACGTCTCCTGGTCACCGATGAAGTCTCGATAGTACGCATCGTTCTGTGCACCGTAGACGTACAACTGTGTGCCATTCGAGAAGAAGACGCGACCCTGTGACGATCGACATGCGGACTGCCAGTTCCATCCACGGAACTCAGACCAACTGTCGACCTTCAACTGTTTGATTTTCTTCCAAACAAAGCACGGCGTCTCTGTCGTCTCATCCACGAACGACTGGTTCGGGATGAACAGCATGAACTCTTGCTCAGTGCGGTTGTACCCACTGAATACGTTGTCTTCGAGAGCAGCTACAGTGTTAATCCTGTTGAGCCATTTCTGTATCTCAGGATCGATCAACTGCGACAGTCGTTCCGGAACAATCGTCTCGGTCAGTGTAGACCGACGGATGCTGTTGACACCGACGATGTCGCAGAAGAGAAGGTCATCACCGACGGACTGGATAGCACGATGCGAGACAGAACCGTACTGCTCGATAGGATCGTTGAAGTTCGGCGTATGGTTACCGTCATTATCGTAGATACCAAGTTCTACAATGACGCGTGCCTCTTCGAACTCTACAGAAACTTTATCTCGAAATACTCCGATGCCTTTGATGTCCGACGATCCTGCCGGTACGACTGAGCCAAGGTCGATGCTTGTTCCATCGTTCGGATCTGCGTCTCCTTCCCACGTGCCACTCGTGTCGACATTCGAGATGTGCAGACGATCCGGATTGAACGGATCACCCGCCATAACGAGGTAGCGACTCGCAGCGGCAACGTAGCGGCACACTGGTACATTGACATTGCTCCCCGAAGCTAAGTCCTGCAAGTAGTCTACCGTATGATCACGGTCGACGATCACAGGTTTGTCAATGCCATTGCAGATGATCAACTGTCCGTTGAACTGTGCAAACGAACAGAACGACAGTGTACCCCATCCGTTAGGAGTACCCGGCAAAGCGTTTGCAAGCGTCTGGTTCCAGATGACAGTCGTATTGCCGATGCCATCGACAGTACCGATCATGCCAGTCTCGTCTACAACAACGATCCTGCTGTTATAGTACGTCTGATTGACGATGCCAGTGAAGCCATGCTCAGCGAAGTCGCAGAACAGCTTCGTCCCGTAGCGCAGAGTGATAGCACCGTCTGCTCCACGGACGAGGTTCGTTAGCTTCTTCGAGTACTGCGGATCAAGATTGAGATCATTGTCAATAACATTAAGACCACCACTGAACTCCCGTAGCGTAGTGGTCTTAAGTGTCTCTTGTCGACGCTTGATCGGCTTCGTGAGAGGCTTTAGGCTCACCGCATCACCATCCAGTCCAACGGGATGTTCTGTGTTCTCTGCGGATCAAGAGCAATCGGCTTGTTGCCGTAGTTCTTTTTCAACTGCTTCAATCGAGCCTCGAACTTGACCTGCATCTTCTGCGCATCGGCTGGCACAGTGCCATCGGACTCTAAGTAGTCCCATGCAGCACCGAAGATCAGCACGTCAGGGTCCAGCTTCACCAAGTCATCTAGATTGAAGTCATCCGGCTTCTTGCGAGCATGGATATAGATAGTACCAGTCGCAGTCTTCGGCCAGAACTGAATGATTTTCGTCGGCTCGTCTTCTGTCAGAGCTTCGATGAAACGAGGCTGTGTGCCAGTAAGCACAAATGGCTGAAAGTCTCTCGGCAGATACGGCAGAGGCGTATGGGACTGCGGAACAAAGACTGCTCGAATGTCATCGAACCTCGTAACGCCTGTCAGCGCAGAGGTAACGACACCAGTCGTTCCGTCCAACGTACGTTGGAACCATTCCATGTACTGATCCCACCAGAGTTCGTCAAACACCATGTTGAACGAACTCTGGAGCTTCCGACCGATGATGTCTTCTGCGTACAACTGAACGCCGGTGCCGGATACCTGCGACAGTTCTTTCACTGTAGCCTGGATCAGATCGCTGAACGTCTTGTATGCCATGCTACCTCCACTCAGCACGATGGGTCCGCAGCGGGGGAGACGCTACGGACCCTGCATCGGCAGTTCTTACGCGAAGTACTGCTCGACGCCGTGCAAGTTCGTCTTATCGAACAACGCGATGCCGCCGAAGACCTTCGAACCGTCAGCAGCGCTGTTCGGATCGATGGTCCCACGCGGATCACCAGTCGTCGCAGTCGCCGGATCAGTCGCAACACCTGCAACGAAGGTGTGCGCAGTACCAGCAACGGCTCCGTCCTGAATGCTCGACAGGAGAACCTTGGCCTTGAACGGAAGTCCGAAGACATCGAGCGTTCCAAGGTCAATAGTCGTGGCGGAAGTAGCACCGAACGTCACTTCGTCGATGTACTTGAACGCCTTCTTACCGTTAACGGCAGTCGTACCGTTAAGAGTGAAGGACTCCTTCATCGGCTGATTGAGATAATCACGACCGATGACGGTGACGTTCGAAGTAGCCGCACCCGAAGCCTTAACGGTCAACGCACGACCGTACGTACCTTCGAGTTCCGAGAGAAGCAACGTCGTCTGACTGCCAGCCGTCGCAATCGACTGGTCATTCAGAATGGCAGCGGCATCAGCAGCGGCAGGAGCGCCAATGCTGAATTCACCGATGCCGTTCTCTCCAACTTCCGCCGCGTACTGCATGTCAGGAACATGCAGATTAACTCGCTGCGGAAAATAGTCACGCTCTGCCATCTATCCCTCCTTAGCGAACCTTCGGAGCACGAGCACGCGGGGCACTCGTCTTCCGAAGCACGCGGTCCTTGAGAGAAAGCGTCTCGGTGTCCTCTTTGATCACTTCGCCGCTTTCCATATCCACGAGGCCGGGCTGCTTGTGGTAGCCCATCCGTCGCAGTTCATCGAGTGTCTTCACACGAAGAGAGTGTCCCTGTGGGAAGTACACCATGTAACCGAACGGAACTTCGACCTCTTCGATTTCGAAGTGACCGGCCTTCAAGACGTTGCCTTGTGCATCCTTTTCAGGACGAACATACCGCGTCTTCTTATCAGTCACTTGCTCATCTACGAACTCAACTTCGTAGCGAGGTTGGACATCTACGCCCTGCATACCTCACTCCTTAGTTGAGCACGACCGCGTGCGTGCGGAACGCTTTCCACAGGCACAACTGTCCCTGCCAGATGACACGACGGCCAGAGGCATCGACGTTCCACGGAGCGACGAGTTCCTTGACCTTCATGTTAACGTGCTTGAGAATGTGGAGCTTGAGGTACTTCGAGTTGATGAAGTACGTCTTGTTGACGGGGCAATCCTCGTCATACATCATCGGCACATTCTGATGCGACACACCAGTAAAGCCGAGGTCCATCATCCGCTTGCCGTTGCCAGTCTCACCGAGATTGATGACAACCTTGTCACGGACAGCCGCACGATAGAGACGATAGATGTTGCGTCCGCACAGAATGACGTCAGGCTTCTCACCCTTGAGCGTCAGGTCCATGAGAACGTCATCGAAAGCCTCTTCGATGTTCGTCTCGTCGAGATTTCCCGTCGAGAAGTCATACGCAGACGTACGCCACTGCGACTCGGAGGCACGGGAAAGCTGACCGAGCGTACCAGTCGTCGGATCATCAGGAATGACCGACGGCAGACCCT